CTGTGCTCTTCTGCACACCCGTCTTTGAGCGGCAACCAGCGTAACCAATTGTCAACTCCTGCGGATCTCAACGAGACCTCGCTTGAGCAGATGTTAATTGATATTGCTGGTCTTACCGACGAGCGTGGTCTTAAGATTGCGATCCGAGGCATGAAGCTCATTATTCCTAAAGAGCTTCAGTTTGTTGCTGAGCGAGTTATCAACTCTAACTTGCGTCCCGGAACGGCAGACAACGACCTTAACGCAATGAAGTCTATGGGCATGCTTCCTGATGGCGCCGTGGTCAATCACTTTTTGACTGACACCGATGCGTTTTTCATCAAGACTGATGCGCCTAACGGCTTCAAAATGTTCCAGCGTACTCCTATCCGTACTGGTATGGAAGGGGATTTCGACACTGGCAACATGCGCTTTAAGGCACGTGAGCGATACAGCTTCGGCGTATCGGATTGGCGTTGTGTGTTCGGGACTCCCGGCGCAGCCTAAGAGTGATCTTAGCGATATGAGAGGGGGCTTCGGCCCCCTTTTTATTTGACTGAATTTATGTCTCATGGTACAAATACAATACTAGGAAAACTAACGTGTGCCTGACAGACCTAGCTGACGACATGCAGACAGGTACACAAAACTCGCATGTGAGGAATATCTAATGGCAAGGACAACCTTTTCCGGCCCGGTCGTATCAGACAGCGGCTTTATTTCAGAAATTACAGATACATCTACAGGATCATCTACATACGAAGCAAGCGTTACCGATGTCACAATGACAGGTGCGGGTGGCGTAGGCGGAAGAACCCGTTTTCAATTAAATGCAGACGCTGCTCTTGGTTCATTTTCAAACGCCCTGAAAGCGATTACTGTTTACGGTACGTCAGGAAAAACAACCGGTCTTGGATCTGCTGTTGTTGCAGAAATGACTATGAGTGCTGGAACAGACGCTGGCAACTATGCTCCAGTTGAAGTCGAGCTAAACGTACCAAGCGGAGCTGCTTTGGGAACAAAGACAGCGTTGGTATATGCTTCTGTTAACGGTGCCGATGCAAGCACCTTTGACACATCGGGTGTTTCAATGAATGTTCAGGGTTTAACTGCTGGATCAGCAGGGGACACGGATGCATTTACAGTTCCCGGCGGTAGCTTTGACGTAACAACTGATATCTCTCACGGTTTGAAAGTTCGCGTTGGCAGTGCGGAATATTATATTCCACTTATCCCTGTTGCCGACTTTGCTGACAACCCATAAAATAAAGGGGCGAAAGCCCCTTTTTAAAGGAGAGATTTTGTGAACAGTTTATCTCAAGTATTTCAGGTCAGTAAACGCGAGAGCGGTTTTGCTGTTCTTGGCCCTCATCGTTTAAAAGAGTTTTCGATTATTGGAAGCGCCAATGAAGGAAAGCTTACAATATATGATACTGACACAGCTCCAGTAGCTGGAACCTATGCTCAAACCGGAACAACAGTAACTGTAACGGATAATAACCACGGGCTGTCAACAGGCGATGTTGTTGGTATTTGTTTTTCATCAGGAACTGGTGGAACCGCAACATCCGGAAACTACCCAATTACCGTGGTAGATGGCAATACGTTTACAATTACTATGTTGAACTCTGATACTATTACTGGAACTCCAGCTTGCAACTATGTTGCGAACAGCGGGCCAAACCAAGCTAACCCAAAAAGATGGCTTATGTGTAAAGGCGTTGCAGCAGCAGATTCTTTTGCTAACGTGTTTACCATTCCTAACAGCGGATTTGTTACTAAAAGGGGCGTATACTTTTTAATGTCGAACCTTTTAGAAGCGGACATGTTTTACGAGTAATGGCTACTACAAAGTCTGTAAAAAGATCTCCTTCTGGTCGGTTGAGTTACCGAGGAGAAACTTTTTCGGGATACAACAAGCCAAAGCGAACAAGCGGAGGCAGCAAAAAGTTTGCTGTTTTAGCTAAAAAAGGCGATGACGTAAAATTGGTTAGGTTTGGTGACCCAAACATGACTATTAAAAAGAGCAACCCGGAACGTCGCAAAAGTTTTCGGGCGCGTCACAATTGCGATACAGCTAAAGACAAGTTTTCGGCCAGATATTGGTCCTGTAAGAAGTGGTGATCTTGTGGCGATGGAAGAGCAAGTAAAGCAGGACATCCATGACATCGATAAGCGAATTATTGCTATCGAGACTATTCTTGTTAGGCTAGAAACAAATCATCTTTGTCATATTGAAGCTAGCATGGCTAAAATGGAAGGAAGGATGGAGAAGATAGACAACCGAATTTGGGTAGGAGCTATGGCTTTTATGACTCAAATAGCGTTGATTTTAGTGGGTGCAATAGGCTTTTTGTTAAGCAAAGTTCTTTGAGGAGATTGTTATGGGAATGTGTAAAACAGGTGCTAAAAAAATGCGGTACGGCGGCAAGGTCAAGAAGATGGCCGAAGGCGGAATGGTCAGCCCCCGTAAAAAAGAAGCTATGTCTGGAATGAAGTCAAAAAGCGGATGTCGAGTACGGGGTTATAAGTAACGATGGCTGTTTCCGGGTCTAAAGACTTTGAGCTAGACGTTTCGGACTATATTGAAGAGGCGTTTGATCGTTGTGGTTTAGAGGTTCGTACAGGATACGACTTAAAAACTGCAAAACGGTCACTCAATCTAATGCTTGCTGAATGGGCAAACCGGGGTTTAAACCAGTGGACTATTGAGCAGACTACCATCAACATGGTTGATGGCACGGGCATTTATTCTTTAGATTCGGACACCATTGATGTTTTAGGCGCCATTTTAAGGCGGGACAACAATGACTATACCATTGAAAGATTAAGTCGAGACGAGTACCTGAACTTGCCGTCTAAAACGACTACAGGTCGAGTATCTCAATTTTTCATGGATCGACAGATAACGCCACAGCTTAAAGTATGGCCTGTGCCCGACAACAGCACAGATCAGATCGTGGTTGATCGATTAGTGCGCATGGATGATGCTGACACCTACACAAACACCATGGAAGTTCCGTTCCGGTTCTATCCTTGTTTGGCGGCAGGGTTGGCGTACTACATTGCTATGAAGCGAGCACCGGATCGCATCCAGATTTTGAAAGCGGTGTACGAAGAAGAGTTTGAGCGTGCAATGTCCGAAGATAGAGACAGGGCGTCGTTTAAAGTTCAGCCGACTATGGCGTATAACAGGTACTGAGTATGACGTCTTATGCAACAGGAAAAAATGCGTTCGGTATTTCAGATCGTTCTGGCTTTCGCTATAGATTAAATGAAATGAAGCGAGAGTGGACCGGTGCCTTAGTTGGCCCGGATGAGTATGAGCCAAAACATCCTCAGTTAGAGCCGCGAAAACCAACTCCTGATCCGCAGGCACTGTACAACCCTCGACCAGATCGCGTAGAGCCTTTAAGTGTTTACGTGGGCGTGCCTTTGTTTGATGGCTCAACCTTCCGGCCTATTATAGCCAATGGTCAGGCGGGTAGTGTAGCAGTGGTGATCTCGTGAGTTATACATACGCTGAGAACGACGAGACTACCTTCGTCAACAATCTACCTATTTTTATTAAAAACGCTGAAGAGCGTATTTTAAAGAGTGTACAACTCACGGTTTTCCGAAAAAACGTTTCGGGGTCTATGACCGCGGGCAATAAATATTTAGCGGTTCCTAGCGACTTTTTGTCTCCTTTTTCTTTGGCTGTTACGGACAGCAATGGAGACAAACACTTTGCAGAGTTTAAGGACGTCGACTTTGTTCAGACGTTTAATCCTGACGGATCGGACACAGGAAGGCCCAAGTATTACTCCTTATTCGACATTGGTTTCTTTTTGTTAGGACCTACTCCGGATGAAGCTTATGCCACTGAGCTGCATTATTTTTACCGCCCAGTTAGTTTAACGGCGGGTTCAGATTCGAGCACTACGTGGCTTAGCGAAAATGCTACGGTATCAATGCTTTACGGAAGTTTGGTAGAGGCATACACTTTTATGAAGGGTGAAGCGGACATGATGAACTTGTACAATCAACTGTACGTTCAATCACTTGGATCGCTCAAACAGTTTGGC